ACATCCTTCTTTATATTATCAAAAAGCGATACAAGACTCTTCAGCAGAGCCTTATCTTCGGTTAGCCGGTCTTTTGGAATTTTTACTAAAAAATTCAATTCCAAAGGAACTCCAAATGCAGGGGTTGACCTTCCGGATTCAGGAAAATAAATGTCACTACTGTATCTCAGGTTCAATTTCCTTAGATGATCTTTATAAATTGTGCGAACATCATCAAGTGGACCTCGACTGTGCGAATAAAAAATAATAGAGAAATAGTTCATGATTATATATTTTTTTTGGTTTTGATGACTACAAAGGTAGCAAACTATTCCGGTTCGGGATGAATAGGGATAGTGATTTTTGACATGCAAGATAAGAGCTTTCCGGTTTTTAGGATAACATCCCTGTAGTATGTATCAGTCAACATTAGGGGTTTTCAATAAGTAGTTTTTAGGGTATGGAAAGTGGCTTACGGGTTCGGTTCGATGCCGGACGCTTGCGCAAATTTAAAAATATTTTGATTATGGAAATGTTTGGTAATATACGGTGCGTGACTTTCGCTGAGCTGGTGACTCAGGGAGGAATCCTGAGTGAACCGAACTATAAGAAGAAGGTACGTGAAGGGAAGATTCGGGTGCTTCGTCCTGGGAAAGGGAAAGGTTCTTGTGCTCTTATAGATTACGTTTCTCTTTACCGTCCCATCAAGGAGGCTTACGATGCCAAGTATCCGGATGCAGAACAGAAGTTGAAAGAACAAATCAAAGAAGAAATTATGAGTGACGCTTTAAGAAGTGACAGCAAAGCTGTTGAATTCTACCGTGACAGATATAGGCTTGCTGACGGTAGCGGGCTGACAGATAAAAAGCAAGCAGAATATGTGCTGAATGCACAGGTGATGAATGAGATGATCCGCGTTGAAAGTGAAATGGTGTCGCGGCATAGGAAAAGCGGTTATTCACACCCGAAAGAAGTTTGGGAAACCGTGTTGGGTACATGTGAGAAACTTCGTGAAATGTATCAGCATACACTTCCATTCAACACAGCCCGTCTTCGTGAAAAGTTTACTGCATATAAGAAATATGGGTATGAAGTATTAGTCAGCCGCAAGAACGGGAACCAAAATACTCGCAAGATTGGACCAATGGAAGGGCGTTTGCTGTTGAAACTGAAACGCAGCAAGTTTCCTATCTATACTGATTCGCAGATATTTGATGAATATAACCGCCAAGCTATTGAACGCAGTTTGAAACCAATCAAATCAATGACTACTTTACGTAATTACTTGTATGACCCTGCTGTAATGCCGCTTTGGTTTGCTGCCGTATATGGTATGCAGAAGTGGAAATCGAAATATTCATCACTGTTAAAGACACAGCTTCCACAGATGCGTGATGCCCTTTGGTACTCTGACGGTACGAAACTGAATTTATACTACCGGAACGAAGCCGGAAAGATGTGTACCACTTCCGTCTATGAAGTGATGGATGCCTATAGCGAAACATTGATTGGCTATGACATTGCCCCGAAAGAAACATTCGACAGCCAGTACCGGGCATTTCGCCAGGCAGTAGAATTCGCAGGCGTTCGGCCATACGAAATAGTAAATGACAATCAGGGCGGTCATACCAAACTTGCCGCACAGGGTTTCTTTGATAAGATCGCCATTCTGCATAAACCTACAATGCCCTACAACGGACAGAGCAAGACGATTGAAAGTGTCTTCGGACGTTTTCAGCAGCAGATACTTCATAAGATATGGTACTTCACCGGACAGAACGTAACAGCAGTTAAGATGAGTAGCAAGCCGAACCTTGAGTTCATAGAGCAAAACGCCTACGCATTGCCCACATTGGCAGAGGTGAAAGAAATCTATCGTCAATGCCGTGAGGAATGGAACAACGCCGCCCATCCGGCTACTGGCATCGCTCGCATTGACATGTATCGCATGAGCGAAAATCTGGAAACTACACCCGTTCAGCCTGTAGACATGATACAGATGTTCTGGCTGACAAGTTCCAAAGAGGTGACCTATACCAATGCCGGACTGAGAATAGAGATTGACAAGCAGAAATATGAGTATGAAGTCTACACCGAAGACGGTCTTCGAAATGAGCAATGGGCACTTCGTAACACCGGACGCAAATTCCGTGTTTTGTACGACCCGATGGATATGTCTATCGTAGAACTCTGGGAAGTCACCGCATCGGGATTGAAATACAGTGCAAGCGCCACTCCACGGGTTGTAATCAGCCGTGCGACACAGGAACGCACTACGGAAGAAAGCTCCTTCATGCGCCGGACTGTCAATTTGAACAAAGAGACAATGGCTCTGGTGCAACTCAGTACCGAAGATTTTGATTTAAACGAAGCCATCGCCGCCGAATTGTTTGGGCTTTCCACTCCCAAACCGAAGAATGTGAGCAAAAAGAAGATGGACGATGTACGCGAGAAATTCGAAGCGGGTGTATTGAAGGCCCCTATTTCCTTACCGGAGAAGCTCGCCATGGAGGAAGAGGAGGAAGATACGGAACTGGGGTATTCCACAACCGGAGAATATACCAAGGTAACTTCGAATCTAACCTTCGAGGACGTGACCTCTTCCCGTTACGATCGGATGTAATATCCGCCTGTTCAATCAGTATTCAATAATCAATCAAATAATATTCAAACAATGAAAGATTTAAGCATAGAAGATAAAAACGCTATTCGTGACGCTCTTAGTGCCTATTGTGACAACTACTTGTCACGCAACCGTGCAGCGGAAAGCCTGAATGGCGTGAGTGCTGCCACTGTATCTACTATATTAAACAGTAAGTACACCAACATTTCCGATGATATGTTTATCCGCATCGCCACGCAAATCGGCTTTAGCTTTGAGCACTGGGCACTACATGAAAGCGAGACATTCAAGGACATTACTTTTGTACTGGCAGATGCCCAATTGTACAAGAACGTCACCTGGGTGGTCGGCGATGCCGGATGTGGGAAGACTACCGCGGCTATTGACTACCGTAAAAAACATCGTAACGTGTTCTATATCCTTTGTTCGGAAGACATGAAGAAAAGTGACTTCGTCCGTGAAATAGCCAAACAGGTAGGTGCGCCGACCGACGGAACCAACCTTCGCGATATGCTTGAGTATGCCATCAGTATGATCGCCTTTCTGAATAATCCTCTTATCATCTTTGATGAAGGTGATAAACTGACCGATTCAGTTTTCAATTATTTCATCTCCATCTACAATCGTCTCGAAGGTCATTCCGGTATTGTCTTTTTCTCTACAGACTACATTAAGCGACGGATGGAAAACGGATTGAGATACAATAAGAAAGGCTATAAGGAAATCAATTCCCGCATCGGTCGTCGTTTTTTTGATCTTACAGCTACCACCCGGAATGATATTTTCGCTATTTGCCGTGCGAATGGGCTGACTGATGAAGCGGAGATAAAAAAGGTGTTGAAAGATGCGGAAGCCAGCGAAAACGACCTTCGCAGAGTGAAGCGTTTTGTCCATTCCCGCAAACGTCGTATTGATGAACAGAAAAGGAAGGGAGATGCGGAATAATGGGTAGAGCCAAGTCGGTGAGTGAGTTGCTTGCCACGAAAGTGGAAACTTTTCCCTTCAAGGACGAATGGTACGATGCTTTCGGAGAACCGGAACGTAAAGGCGTCTGGCTTGTATGGGGAAATTCCGGTAATGGAAAAACAACCTTCGTCGTTCAACTCTGCAAATATCTCTGTCAGTTTGAACGGGTGATATACAACAGCTTGGAAGAAGGTGCCAGTCTGACGATGAAAAATACATTGGTGCGGTGCGGAATGCTGGAGGTGAACCGTCGGTTTCTTCTTTTGGACAATGAACCGATAGATGAACTGAGTGAACGGTTGCTACGACGGAAGTCTCCGGGAATAGTGGTCATCGACAGCTTCCAATACACGCAGATGAACTATAAACAGTATATAGCCTTCAAGGAGAAGCACAAGGATAAGCTGATTATTTTCGTCAGCCATGCAGAAGGAAAGCTCCCGTCTGGACGCAGTGCCCGCAGCGTGATGTATGACGCCTCTCAAAAGGTATATGTGGAAGGGTACAGGGCGTTCAGCAAAGGTCGGTTCAACGGACCGAAGATGCAGATTGACGCATGGCCGGAGGAAGCCGCCAAATATTGGGGGGAAGTTTTCTAATCATTAAAATAACATCATGAGAACAACGAAAGACAAAACAATCAGTCCACAACAGTTGAAAGCGTTGCACGCCACATTCCGCAGCAAGGGATTTGATGAAGAAGATCGTCATGATTTTATCAGCCGGTTTACGGAAGGACGTGTCAGCAGCACAAAGAAACTGACTTTTAATGAGGCAAGGCTGATGCTTGAACGGCTGAATGAATCCGACAAGAAAAAGAAAGAACGGGAACAGATGGAAGCTAAGAATCTGTTGAAGTCGATTTTCTTTCTCTCTTTTGAAATCCCTTTCCTGAACAAAGGATTCAGTAACGATACGGAAGAGGAGTTTGAAATGAATAAGGCGAAACTCAACGTGTTTGCTCGTGATAAGAGTGCTTCACATAAGAACGTGACGGAAATGAGTTTGTCTGAGTTGAAAGCCTTCAAAAGGCAACTGGAAGCTATTGCGCATAACGAAAATAAGAAATATAAAAATAAGAAATCATGAGAAAGAGTCAAGAGATAGACAGAGCCATAGCTATTCTTCAAAAGAAGGGTGACAAACTCAGTAATGTTCAAATAGAGATACTGAAGAACCGCCGTAACGAAGTTTGGGCGTTTGAACATTATATTAAGAATTCATCAAACACTAATCGGGATGAAGTAGCTTATTGCGCAGCCCGTGATGCCGCAAAGTACCTGAATGGGAAATTAGGATTAGCAGAACTAATTCCGAATGTCGAAGCATATACTATCAACACTAAGGATGTAACAGAACAACTACCCAGCCAAAATGAAATGTGGAAAATGATTAAGGAACTTACTAATAGAGTGGAACTTTTGGAAATGGCAAATAGCCCTCAAAAAGATTTTAATATACATACACCAAATCTACAAGGAGGTAAGCAAGAATTCGACGATTCGGAGTATATGCTTCAATCACTGGCCTACAAGTATATCGGTTGCTCACTTACCACTCTTAAATCGTGGAAGAAAAAAGGGGCTATTCCTTTCTACCGCAAAGGTGGACGCATCTATTTCAAGAAAAGTGATATAGACAACAATCCCGTTTTGAATCAATATAAATCCAAATACAAATGAGTAGGTTGCAAAAGGAATCCGTTGAATCCATGTCTCTTCGTATTCAAGAGGTCACCCGCCTGAAAGAACGAATCACCCGGGACGAATCCCGCCTGGATGAAATCATCAACATCCTGATGGAACGGGACACTTCGGAGAAATCGAAAGAAACGGATGATTTGATTTTAGAATTGAACAGTACGGGAATACGGATTGAACGGGATAAAGTCAGCCTTGCGAAGTTGAAAGCCCCTTCGGAACTGACGGACGAAGACCGTAAATACCTTCCAGGACCGGGAAGTTCAGAGAAATTCAATATCAAGTATTAATCATAGTATGAACCATTAAAAGAAAAGAATTATGGCAAAGACAAGAGTAAAGAAAGTCATTATTTCCGGCATTACATCGGAACAGGCGGAAATCGCCTTCAGTGAGTTTGCAACAGCTGACGCCAAAGTGCAGAATATCCAGAGCAAGATGGATATGGAAATCACCCGTATCCGTGACAAATATGCGGATGCACTGGCAGAGCAGCAGGACATCAAAGAAAAGAACTTTGAAATTATGCAGACATTTGCTACCGAACATCGTGAAGAATTGTTTTCCAGGCGCAAAAGTTATGAAAGTGCTCATGGCACGTTCGGTTTCCGTACAGGCACGCCCAAGCTTAAAAACATCAAGGGTTTTACCTGGGCGTCCGTCACTAACCTGGTGAAGGAATTTCTTCCTGGATACATCCGTGTAAGCGAAGAACTGGCGAAGGACCGCCTTCTTGCCGATCGCGACAAGGAGGATGTGGCTGAACAATTATCTAAGTGTGGGATGACAATAGTACAAGATGAAACCTTCTATGTGGAACCCAAGAAAGAAAACGAACAACCGTCCTGAGTACTCGTACGATCCTACCGGTAGCCGTTGGGCGGTTTACCAATGGGAAAAGTCCGGG